CTCAAGAATTAGCTAGATTAAAGAGATCTATGAATACTTATGGATTAAGTAGTAGAACTCAAATAGTACTTGTAGATGTAAATCTTGAAGAAGTATTTACTCAAGATCCTTTAAAGAATACTTTAGGTGATTACAATGAAGAAGTTCAGAAGAACTTATCCAGTGAATTTTTAAAGTCTATAATTATTCCAGAAGTAGTTAATGAAACTGTTGATATTGAAGAAGGAATAGAAGTAATTAATGAAGAAGAAGTAAATGAATCTGATATACTTAACTCTTATCAAGGATATTCTGTTGGAGATAATATTACAATTTTAGGAAGACCTGCTATGTGGTCATCATTCTTTAATTATAGAAATCCTTTACAAGCTGATATTATATATCCATTTACAACAACTATCACTCAAATTGAACTTAACTCTACTGCTCCTTCAATGGAAGCTGGAGATTATGGATGGTCTTTAAGTCATTTAATAGAAGCAGGATTAATTAGCCATACTCCTGAATCTGTAGGAGAAGAAGTAACTGAAGTAGAATTTGAAGTAGATGCTGATAGTGAAACACTTTCAAATTTATCTGAAAGAGTTGATACTATATTAGAAGAAGGTGGTTATGTTGATGGTGAAGAAATTTTACATAATTAAATTATGAAAGAACAAATATTAAATAAATTAACTCATTTACAGAATTTGTACAAAAGTAGTATAGATAGATATTTAAGTTCTGGTTTAAGAAAAGATAGAGATAATGTACTTAGGTATAAATATAAAATTGAAACATATCAAGAAGTATTAACTTTACTTCCTGTGGAAGAAATAAATAATAATTAAGTATGGCAAATATTTTTAATTTAATTGATGAATATTATCAACTTCAAAGAGAAATAGAAGCTCTTGATGGAGAAATTACAGAAGAGTTAGATCAGAAACTCACTATCAATGAAAAAGAGTTAGAAGGGAAGGTTAAAGCTTATTATAGTGTTATTAGAACTAAAGAATCTGAGATAGATATTTATAATAAAGAGATAGAAAGATTTCAAGGTGCTATTAAGAGTAGAAAGAATTTGATTGATAGACTTAAAAAGACAGTTTCAGTTGCAGTTGAAATATTTGGAACTATTCCTCCTAAAGCTAAGCAGAAAACTTTAACTTTTGATACTCTTAAAGTAAGTAATAAAGAAAGTGATAGTGTAGTAATTGAAGATGATTTTGAAAATAAAATTGTTTACAAAGAAGAATATGAACAATATTATAATTACTCTATAAATTTAAGTCTTACTCCAAGTCAATATAAAATCTTATCTTCTGTATTAGAGCAAGAAACTATAGTAGCTCCACAAGATACTGATGAAACTACAAATGATTGTATAAAAGAATTTATACCTTTGTCTATTAAAACTAATATTATTCCTATAAAAGATAAAATAAAGGAATTCTATGAAAATAGACCTAAAGAGATGTGGTTAAATACTGAGACAGGGGTAGAGGAAGAAAGAGAAGTTGATCCTATTCCAGGTGCAAGTTTAAGTCATAATTTAAGTGTACAGTTTAAATAAAGCTTTATAATATGGAACTAGAGAAAGAAAAACTTAAAAATCTTAGCCTTTTATTAAAATTAAATGAAGCTAAAGATTTATTAAAGAAATCTGTAAGATTTATGAATAAAGTTCCAAATAATAAGTATGGAGAAAACTATTACTTGTGTAGTAAAATTGATGAATTTTTAAATAAAGAATAATATGGCAGAAAGAGTAACAGATCAGACAGAAATGTTTGTTAGAAGTATAAGAATACCTTCACAAACTGAAACATATTCTCCTGTAAGTCACGGAGATGTTATAGATGAGTTAGAATTATCTTTGAAAGAAAAAGGATTAGTTCCTTTTAAAAAGAAATTTATAACTGCAAAAGATGGACAAGAATTATTTGGTTCCTGGATGTTAAAAGGTATAAATGATGATGTAGAAACAGTACAAAAAGGAGATCAAGTCTTAGCAATAAATTTTGTAAATAGTTATAATAAACATCTAAAACTAAGTATTGTACCTGGAATTGCAGTAATTGTATGTGGAAATGGTGCTATGTCTAAAACTGCTGTATCTACTTTTAGTAGAAAACATACTGGAGATATTAATATAGAATTTCCAATATTTATTCAGAACTCTTTAGAAAATTTGGATACTCTATATCAAAATATGATTCTCAATTTTGCCAAATTAAAAGAAGTTCAACTTGATAAGAAATTAATGAGTGAATTGGCTGGTAGGTTATTTATTGAGCATGATATTATTTCTTCTGAACAAATGAGTATGTTAAAAAGAGAAATTGAGAAACCTACTTTTGAACAGTTTATTCCTCAGAATGCATACAGTTTGTACAATCATACTACATATTCTTTGCGTAACTCACATCCAGCAGAAATAATTGAAAAATATACGAATGTACATGAATTTTTTGAACAAGAATTTTTAGTATGAGTACTATAAAACAAGATATAGACTTAGTAGAAAATTTATCTACTATAATATTAGGTAAATTAAGAGCCAATAGATTTAAAGAACATTGGAGAACTCTGTCAACAGAAGATATATTAAGAAGAATAGATGAAGAAGTAGTAGAGTTAAAAGAGGCTGTACAAAAGGGTAAAATTTCTAATATATGTTTAGAAGCTTCTGATGTAGCAGTTTTTTGTGCAATGTTGATTGATAATATTAGTTCCCCTGAAACAGATTAAATGGAAATAGTACAAAGATTACCATCTTCTAAAAGATGTGTTAATATTACTTTACAGAATGCCAGAGTTGCCATTATTAGTAGCTCTGCTGCATTTTGTAAAGAAAAAGTACTTAAAAAAGGAAGAATGCTTTTTATGGAAAGTATATCTTATGAGAATGAACTTACATACAAATTAGGTGATATTTTAAATTTCAAACTTGATAATATTAATTCTCAATTTGAAGTTAAAGAGATAGTAAAGAATGATATTCCCGGAAAATATTACCTAACTTGTAGTAAGAGAAATCTTGTAAGTAACTTTCTTCTCCCTTTAATAAGTAAGAAACCTTCTGAAAATAGAGATTGGTTTAGTTGGAATGAGTTTTTTATAAATGGATATTTATCAGATAATCTGGAAGAGTTAATCTTAATATATAGATTTTATCCAAATGAATCTTATTCATGCTTTGAAACAAAACTAAAACAACACCCAAACTATTTAGGATTTAATGATCCTAATTATTTCCTTGTAGCATATAGATTTAGTATTAATTCTACATTTAAAGAAGATATAGAATTATTTCTACAAGGAAAATACAGTAAATTAAGTAAAGTAGCTAAACATAAAATAATATCATTTCATAAATTAAGTAGAAAAGATTCATTATTTAAAATATTAAGTAGAGATGAAGAGTATGCTAAGCAATTAGCAGATATATTAGGTTTGACTAATTTAGACGAAGATCTGGAATTATTCAGTAGACCTAATCCAATGGAAGAATTTTATAATTTTAATGTATGATAGATTTATATGAAAATTTATTTGATCTTTTAAGAGATATAGTAATAAAAGAGACAGGGATAGATGTAACTATACCACAGTCAGGAAGAAAACAAAAAGTTGTAAATGCTAAGATTATATTTATAGGGGTATTAATTAAATATTATCAGAATACAGACTTTCCTACAAGAAATGTTTCTAAGTACATACGTATGAGTAGAAGTAACGTATCTGTTCATTATAAAAATATTATTACAAATAATAAAATAATACCTTTTGTAAGAGATACTATTGATAATATAGTAATATTAATAAAAGTAGAAAAGAAATTAACTTTATCATTAAAGGATTTATTACTAGAACATAAACAATACTTACTCAATGAAATTGATATAGTTAATAAATTACTAATAGAATATGAAAGAACAATTAATTGATATGTTTGGAATTAGTTAATCTATTTGGTAATTAAAATATAATTATATATATAAAAATAGTACTATATATTTAGAACGTAAAAAAGAAATATTTGATAATAAATGGAAGAACAGTTAAAAAATTTAATAGGGTTAGAGTGGTATGAGAGATTAAAAGATTATCTCCATACCAAAGAATTCCTTAATATAGCACAACAAGTATCATTAATAAGAAAAAGTAAAACTGTTTATCCCCCTGCTGATAGAATTTTTAGAATATTCAAAGAGTTACCATTTGATAAAATAAGAGTTGTCATGATTGCTATGGATCCCTACAACGATGGGGCAGCATCAGGAAGAGCCTTTGATAACTCTGAATCTATAAGACCTTCACCTTCTCTCAAAAATATTCATAAAGAAATAGAGATAGAATATCCTGAACTTACTGATAGATTTATTATGCCTTTTGGTGGTATGGATAAGTGGGATTTAGGTTATTTGGTACAACAAGGAGTATTTTTATATAATAGTGCTTTAACAGTAGAAAAAGGTAAAGCTGGATCACATTTAAAATTATGGGAACCTTTTACAGCTAGAGTAATACAAGAGTTAAATAAATCAACTCATTTAGTATGGCTGCTTCTTGGTAAAGATGCTCAGAAATTTAAACCTTCTCTTAATCCTAAACATAAGATAATTGAGGCTCCACATCCAGCATCAGAATCTTATTCTGGTGGTACAAGTGGATTTTTTGGATCAGGAGTATTTCGTAAGATTAATTTTGAATTAAATGAGAGAGGTCAGAAGGAAATAGAATGGTAAAGATAATAGGAAGAAAACAGTTTAAATATACTTACAATTTATGGAATGTAAATTGGATTAATTATGCTTCTTTATGTAGAGGAAGAAATAGAATTCTTATTAGAATTTTACTTGCTTTACCTATATTAAGTTTTGATATATTAAGAGTAGTTCTTACTTTTGAAACAATTTTAGTAGATTTATACAGAATGTATAGAACTGATAAATTATACTTTAATTATTTTAAAAGGGGATATAAACCTTATGTATTACAAGAGTATTATAGAACTGTAAATTTAGATTAAAATGAGTATAATTGAAATATATTATCAAGCTAAATGTAAACATTGTTTACATAGAATAGAAAAGAAAAATAAAAGAAATAAATATCAATCTTTTTGTAAAATAAAAGAAGAATTTATTACACTAAGGGATAAAATCTGTAATAATTTTAAATTATGAATATAGAAGAATTAGAAGATAAACATTATAGAGAATTTCCAAACAGAGAATTTTCTAGAATACATACTAAACTTTCAATAGAATTTGCAATTGAAATGTTAGAAGAATGTGAATCTTTTGAAGATAGGTATAGAAGAATTCAAGAACTTAAAACTTATTTAAAATGAGTAATGTATCAGATTATTGTAGAACTTGCGGAAATTTACAAGAAGAATGTGTATGTGGAAAGTGTAAAAAAATACAATTATCCAACAATAGTAATACCTGCATAGGATGTGAATATTTTAACAATCCTAATAATCACTGTAAATACACTACAGATCCTATGTTATGCAAACTTAGTAGCTCTTATAAACCTACTTAAATGTATAGACTTAAAACTTATTTAGATAATGGAAAATAAAGAATTATTTAAAATAGCTCTTAAATATATAGAAAAAGACTATTCCAGTGAACAATTGAGATATGGAGATGATTTATATTCCGCTTCTAAAGGAGAAAGAGAAATTTGTTTACAATATTATGAGAGTATTGTAGAACAAGGTACTATATGGGCCAATGAATATTTAAAACTTATTTAGATGAAAAAAGCTGAAGATTATTTAAATAAATATAAAGGAGAAGGGGTATTTACTTATGAAGTATTTAAGTCGGTAGCTTTAAAAGCAATTCGAGATGCACAAGAAGATGCTATCAGAGAGACTGTTAAGGAATGTGCTTCTAAAGCTAGAACTGCTTTTAAACAATTAGATAATGATACTTGGGAAGTATTTGTTGATAAAGATAAAATTCTTTCAGTAGTAAATAAATTAATTAAAGAATTATGAAAAAATACAAAGTAATCAAAGATTTTCCACAAATAAATAGTTTATATAAAATAGGAGATATTATTGATGGAAAAGGAAATAAAGGCTTATATGCCTTAGCAGAAAATTGGCCTGAATATTTTGAAGAAATAAAATCTGAATATCCTAAAATCCTTAGTTTTAGAAGAAAAGAGAATGGGTTTATTGCATATATTTGGGGGAATGGGATGTATGATACAGATTTGTTTAAAAAATATTCTTTAGATGCAATGTTATATGAGGGCAGTTCTGTAGATTCTGGTGATTGGGAGATTTATCAGGTTCAAGTTTCTGAAGATGGTGAGATATTTACTGTTGGAGATAAAGTACAAGATGGTTGTAATATCATTGAGTTTAAATATGATGAAACTTATGATTGTAAAATAAAAGCTAAAATTACTTCAAGTTGTTATATAGTAGTAACCAAATTAATTAAAGTAAAATCTATTATGAAGAAAACAATTGATATAGATGTACCTGAAGGATATGAATTAAATTCAATCCAAACAAATATAAATAAAGATATTATACCTTACATCTGTATAAACTTAAAGAAAATAGAAGTTAAAGATTGGAAATGGTATATTGAAGAATATTTTAAGGTTAGTAATACTAATACTAAACTTGCAAATCTTTTATCATTTATTTCTGATTCATATTTAGAAACGACTAAAAAACACTTTTTAATAAAAAAGGTTGATTCAATTTGGGAATATAAGATAGGATTATTAAAGTTTATTTGTGAGGATTTAGGGTATGATTATATATACATATTAAATTTAATTAAACACGAGAATATTACAAGAAAACAATATAAGAAACTATTTGATATTTGTCCAAAAGAATTTTTAAAGAGTGTATTATGACTAATTTAGAAAGAATAAATCTCAAACTGTTAAAATTAGAAGAAGAGTTTGAACAGTATAAAAGAGAATCTATTAAATGGAGTTGGGAAGACTTTGTAGAAAGAGCTAAAGATACAGGATATAAATGTAGTAGAAAAGAAGCTCAAACATTGTTAGAAGAGATGATTCGTAAACATGACTGTGAGATTGGAATAACTTGGTTCACTTTAGATTATTATTTACAAACTTATTGTAAAAAGAAAAAATAATATTACATTTGCATCATGAAAAGAACAAATCTATATTGTCTCTTCTTGTTATCAAGTTATTTTAATTACTTGAAGGGATGAGATATGTTTAATAATATAAACTTGTAAAGTCCCTTGAAGAAATTTAAGGGACTTTTTTATTTTATATGCTCCTATGGTGAAATAGTAAACGCAGTGGACTTAAAATCCTCCGATCTGTAAAGGTCTTGTAAGTGCAAGTCTTACTAGGAGTACAAAATGGCATTGTGGGTTAATAACGAATGTAGAGTACACTCTCTTAGAAAGAGTGCCCCTTGAGAGTTCAAGTCTCTCCAATGCTACTAAATGGAGATTAAGCTAATCTGGTGAAAGCACAAGTTTGAAGAACTTGGGAGTTTGGATCAAAACCAAAAATCTCCACTAATGGAAAGTATGCCTACGGCTAGGCAATCAGTCCTGAAAACTGAGATACAAGGTAACACTTGGGAGGTCGGCACTTCTACTTTCCGCAAATGGTATAAACCCAGGGCAGGAGGATGGACTGTAAATCCAGAACTTGTTAGTTCGAGTCTAACTTATACCACTAATGTCTAGTTAAACGGTACAAAGGAAGTCTGCAAAACTTACCCAGAATGGTTCAACTCCATTACTAGACTCTATGGAAGATTAACCTACTAGGGTAGGGACAACCTGCTAAGTTGCTCGTTCAGAAATGGATGTGGATCAGGGCCACAATCTTCCGCAAAATAAATTTGTAAATTAAAAAAGTATAATTATCTTTGTCTTATTAAAAATATAGTGATGCAGAAACGAGGTTGGAATATTATGAATACAGTGAATGATAAAGCTAGAACTTATCATATTAGGTATTTTATATAATTTCAACAAATAATATAAATGTAAATCCTAACTGAGAAGTTGGGATTTTTTGTTTTATAGGATCTTCATATAATGGTTAGTATGGGTCCCTGATAAGGACTTCATAAAGGTTCAATTCCTTTAGATCCTACATATTGCGGGTAGTTCAGGTGAACCCCTAGTCTCATAAGCTAGTAAAGAAGGGATCGTTACCCTTACCCGCAACCATGTATCTATGGCTGAATGGTTTAAGCACTTGACTGTTAATCAAAGACATTTAGGTTCGAATCCTAATGGATACGCATATAGACTTATAGTTCAACAGAATAGAACTACAGACTTCTAATCTGTAAATCTGAGTTTGAGTCTCAGTAAGTCTACAACTTAAATAGAAGTACCCATTGGTGTGGTAATCACTCTCCAAAAGTGAAATTTGTGAGTCCGAATCTTGCTACTTCTGCAATACTTAGTCTACGGGGCTGCTTGGTGTGGCTATCTGACTGTCACTCAGAATATCAGGAGGGTTCGAATCCCTTGTAGACTGCAAAAGCAACTGGAAGGTTGTAATATTGTATAGTTTATAATACTAGTTGAAATCTATACAAACAGGTACTACAGTGATAATGGATGTATCATACCTAGTCTATGCTAGGGGATTGTCAGTTCAAATCTGATTAGTACCGCAATTGGGCCACTAGCATAATTGGCAATGCTCCTCTTTTGCAAAGAGGAAGAAAGAGTTCGAATCTCTGTGTGTCCACGAATGAGACTTTTTTAATATTTTTTATAGGACAATTACTGGAATCATGAAAAAATATTACAACGCAGTATAGGTGTTGATGATTGCATGTAAGACTTCCAATCTTAGGGACAGAGTTTGAATCTCTGATACTGCTCAAAATAGTTCTATAGTTCAATGAATAGAATATAAAGCTACGAACTTTAAGATATAGGTTTGATCCCTATTAGAACTACTAATGTATCCATAGCAAAGCGGCTATGCCCTAGACTTTTAATCTAGTGAGGAAAGTTCGACTCTTTCTGGATACACATGCTTCTATAGTATAAAGGTAGTGCATCTGTTTTGTAATCAGAAAGTCAGAGTTCAATTCTTTGTAGAAGCTCTATAGTCTCATATCTTAATGGTAGAGTGATAGTTTTACATACTATTAGTGAAAGTTCGATTCTTTCTGAGACTACTTGTTTATTTAAAATTTATTTTTATCTTTGTATTATGAAAATGATACAACATATAGAACAACCCCAAGAACCAGTATTAATATTGGAAGAAAGTTCTATGTGTATAACATAATTTTTATTATTAAATGTTTTCGCAAGCACACCCTTCCAACAGAGAATGTTTGAAGGGTTTTTTATTTCTAGGTGTTCCACAGTTGACTATATGGACTGGACTTGGAATCCAGTGTTCGTGGGTTTGAATCCCTCCACCTAGACTATATTTACTCAGTTCTTCTAATGGTTAGGAAGGTTGTCTTATACACAATTAATTGGGGTTCAAGTCCCTAACTGAGTACTGTGCTAGAAGCTAAAGTGGTCGAAGTGCTGCACTGTGAATGCAGTAATAGTGGATTCAAGTTCCACCTAGCACCCCATAATGCTCTGTTAGTAAAGTGGTCAATACATCAGACTTTCAATCTGAAGACAGGAGTTCAATTCTCCTACAGAGTACATATTGAGACTTGGTATAGCGGTATTACACTTGACTTTGACTCAAGTAATATAGGTTCAACTCCTATAGTCTCAACTAACCTAACTGATTTTCAAAATATTCTTCAATTGCAAAATTATCATTTTCATAAAGTTGCATATATTTCTGTCTTTCAAGTACTTTAGTTAATTCTTCAATTTGTTCTGCTAAGTATTTAGAAGTTACAAATTGATATGTAACTAAATCATTGTCAAGTAATGCAGATTTAGCTAATTCATTACATTGTTTAGTTACCATATCTTCATGTACTACAGTTTCATCAGCTATTTGTTTAACACTATCCCACATTTGTTTCTTAGGAGCTTCTATTGTAGGGGTAATTGGGTGAATATCCATTCCTAACATATATGATACAGTCCAATGAGCATGTTCCTTCTCACCATCTGCATCTTTTCTATATACTTTAGCAGCATTAGCAAATCCCTTAAAGTCTAAACAATTAGCCATTGCTTCATATAAATAAGCTGACTCTAATTCAGCTTTAATTCTAAAGTTAAGGGAATCTATCATTTTGTCAGAAAGTCTTTTCATTTTATTGTGTTTTAAAGTTGTCAAATATATCAAAAATATCTAATACTGATCTACCACCTGGAATCATTTTAGAAGAATAATAAAATAGAGGAGTTTTATCTCTTGAAGTATCTTCCCCAAAGAATATATCTCTTGTTTCATCAAAAGTATTTCTTGTAATTTTAGTAATATCATCAAATAATCCAAGTACTGCTACAGGTTTTTTAGTAATTTGTAAGAATGAAGAAGGATTTAAAAAGAATCCTAACTCTAATAAACCTCTATTAGATAATCTATAAGCATTCATAGCAATTGCTCTACTTAGTCCATTGTCCTCTTCATCATCTGGTGGAACTGCTGCTTTAAGTAAAGCTACTAATGAGAATAAGAATAAATATTGTCTTAATTCCCTAGCCATTCCTTGAAGTTTAGCTCTTCTAAGTTCTATAAAATCTTCAATAGAAACTTTATCTTTTAAATTAGGATTTTCTTCTAAAAATTTATTATAATACTTCTGAGCTACTTCAGATATTTCACCTTTATTATATCTGTTGTATTTACCTAATGCTGCAATTTCTAATAAACTTTCTTTAAAAGCATTTAACTTTGGTAATAATCCTTTTGCAGTAAATTCTCCAAAGAATACTCTGAACCTACCAACATCTAAGTCATTATTATCCTCATCATAAGTTAATGTTTGTCCTCTATCTTTTACCATAGCAGGAATCCAGGTCTTAAACTGCATTAACATTGCAGTACCTATATTAGTACCAATTAAATTCTGATCTTCTTGAGGTACAGAACCTTTAACTTTAGAAGAAGCTTTCTGCATTAATGACCTTAATACAATATAATTATTTCTATTTAATCCTTCTATAACAAGTTTATCATCTTTAATATCTGATAAGTCATATAAAGATTTAGTTCCTTCTGGAAGTCTATTTAATTTATCTACTTTACCTTCATGTATTCCATAATGTTGAAGTATCGATACCATAATAATTCTATCAATAAATTCATCAGGCTTTTTCATCATTACATATAAATTATCCATTGTAATTAACTTAGATAACTTAGATGCTGAAAGTTGATTAGCCTTTTCATAAGTCATATCTTTAGTATAAGCTTCAAAATATTTGGTAAGTAAATTAGCTTTAGTATCACCTTGTACAAGTAATTTACCAGATCTTCTAACTTCTTTGGTACTAAAAAATCTACCTTCTGATGCTTGAAACATTAAGTTAGAAGAAGCACCTATTGCAGAACCAACACCTGTAACCCAACTTAAACCTAAAGCTTTAGCTGATATATAGGTCATTAGTCCTTTTGCAACTTTATTAGAAGAGACACTTCTTTGTTGTCCCAATAATTCTGATAATTCAGTAGGTTCCTTTTTAATTAAAATGTCTTTATTTTGAATTTTTCTTCCATACCAATACAAATTAATAAACTTATCAAAAGCTTCTAACTCTGAACTTGGAACTCCCATTTTAGACATTACTTTTCTAGTATATTTGTCTATAAAAGTCTTATTAGATTGGTCAGTAAGTTCAGTAGAAGAATTATCTAAAGTTTCTCTTAAAGCTTTAACTGTTTCTAAAGTATCATTAAGATAAGCATTAGTATAAGCAGCTTCAGCAAGTAATATAAATGATCTTCCTAAATTATTAGATTTAGTCTTTAATCCTTTCTCTCTTTGAAACTTTAGTACTTGTAATTTAAGTTCATCTTTATAAGCTACTGAGGTATTGTCAGGAAATTTTTTTAAGACCTCTTGTTTCAAATCTTCAAATTCTCTATCAGATATTGATTGAGTAAGTTCAGAAGTAAATAAGAATGGAATAGAATGTATATATTCTCCTGTATTAGGATCTATATTACCACTACCAAGTAGATTATCCTGTTGTTGTACTTCTAATGAATTATTTAAATAATCTTTTATTCCACCTAATCCTCTTACACCATTAGTAGAGATAATATCTATCATATCTTTTTGAACTTCAGCTACATTATAATCAGATAAATCCTTACCAGTTACTTGAGAAAACTCTCTGTTAAGTTCAATAAAAGTATTATACATATCAAGGAGTGGTTTATTCTCTACTTGATTTAAAGTCTTCCAACTATCAGTATAAAATCTTTCATTATCTTTAGGTCTAATATAATAAGGCTCACTAAATAATGCTTCAACACTCTGAGTTATATCATGTTTAGCTATCCATCTTAATTTATTTTTATCTCTTACAGAGTCATTCTGTTCACCAGGATAATTTTTATCAATTAAGTCAAATTGTTTTTTTCTAGTTTCTTCAAATTTCTTTTGTAATTCAGGATCAGAATATTTAAAGAATTCTCCATTTCTCTCAATTTGAGTATTCTCTAAGAACCATTTTACATCATTATCTTTAATAGCTTGAGTTTTCTCATTTTTATATAAGTCTGTAAACTTTCTTCTCAATTGTCCAGTTTTAGAATCATATATTTTATCATAAGCATCCTGTAAAGATAGACCTTTTGCACTTGCCCATTTTTTTAAGACCTCTTGCTTAGTTTCAATAATATCTTTTATTCTGTTAACATTTTCTCTTACTTCAACTTCACCATTCTTTACAAGTTGAGATAAAGCTTTAAATTGATTTCTACTAAATTCTGAAAGTTGATTAAAGTATAATCCTAACCATGAAGGTTCTTTGGAAACTTTAGTCATATCTTTACCAAATTCTCTTTGTAATATTTCAGCTCTTTTATTCTTAATGTCAGTTAAAAGTACATTGATGTGTTTGTTAATTCTAAAATAAGTAGCCTCTATTTTATTCTGTGATTCTTCATTCTCAGATTTAGAAGTTTCAATATCAATAGCTTCTTCAAAGAATCCCTGATACACATTTAAGTATTCTTCATAATCAGATAAATCTGCTAAAGTAAAAGCATCTTTATTAGATTCATATAATACTTTTCTTTTATTATACTCATTTATAATGCTATGTACTTCTTTATATGCAAATCTTGTATCTTTATTAACCTGTAATTTTCTAATGGAATCTATAGTTTTCTGTAATCTTATTTTTATAGAAGCATTTCTAGGATCTTTATTTAGTAAAGCTTTTTCTCTATCTCTGAGTAAAAACATTTTATTTAACTGCTGGTCAATAGCAGCAATACCTGTTAATTCATTAGTTACAGGGAATTCTTCAAGATATTCTCTATAAGAACTATCTGGAGCTTTACTTCCAGCTTCTACTTTATAAAATCCATCTTCACTATTAGTTTTAAGTTGTAAATTAATAGGAATAACTCTTGTTTCTCCAAAACTTTCAATACCAAAATTATCTCGGAGTAAATTCATATATTCAAGAATCTGTATATCATAAGCTTCTTGTTTATATACAGGAATATCACTTACTACTTCTCCATTTGCAGTAAAGAAGTTAATACCCTTATAATCATATATAGATACAACACCGTTGGAGAATACTGCCATGACATCCATAGTTCCAGCTTCATCCTTATTAGGATCATATAAAATCTGTTCAGTTAATATTACAGCTTTATCATTTCTACCAGTTTGTTTATTTATCTCACTTTGTTGTTGTTGTATTCTATCATATAAATTTTTACTTAAAGATTGTAGTTCTGCAAACTCTTTAGGTTTCAAAAAGAAAAATCCATTAGACTTTTCAGCAAATTCAGGATCTTCTTTTAATGAATTTATTACCTCAGCTTCTACAGTACCTTTAGTAAATCCTTCAATAGTTCCATTATTTGCAATAATATTATTCATAATAACTTGATTGTAAGCATGAATAACAGTACCTTTCATTGCAAGAAGTTTACTTTTAGGAGTTTCTTCTTCTTGTGGATGTCTAAATCTTCTTTTATAATAAACTTTAACTAAACTACTTACCCTCTTACTTACTTCAATTCCATTCTGATAATATTTCTTATCTTTTACATTGTAAGTAACTTTAAGTTTTTCTAATTTTTCTAGTATTCCCGATTGAATACTTTGATCTAATTCATAGAATATATGATTGTATTTAGGAACTATTTCTTCAATAGGTTTTAGCCCCTCTGTTGAATTATTAAGTATCCTCTCAGCACTCTGTGCAAAAGTATTTATTTCTTCTCTATATGGACTTCCTATTAAATTTTTTAATCTATTTTTAAGATAATTCCATACAATATTAAACCAAGTTTCAGCTTTTTTAATCTTCTCTGGAGTTTCACCACCAGTTTCTTTAGCAATAATATGTTTAGCTATTAATTTTCCAACAGCTTCTTTTCTAATTGCTTCTTCATCATCTTGATATATTTCAGCATAAGGACTATTCAGTACTTCATTATATACTTCATATTGAGTAATATCCTTCATCATTTTTTTATAGAATACATTCTCTTCTTCAAGTAACTCTACAAAGAAGTGTCCTGCTTCTTCAGGTAATGTAGTTATATCTCTTTTACCTTCAATTACTTCAATAGTCTTATTTAATATATTACTTTTAGCAATTGCATTAATCTCTTTACCATTAATATCATATATAACAGATGATTCTTTAAGTGTTACTCCAACAGAAGCTAACCAATTAACAATTTTAACATCTATATTAACATTTGGTAATAATTCAGATTCATTCTTTAATTGATACTCAACTCCTTTTTTACTATCAATCTGTTTAAATATTTCATCATTAGGAATAGCTTTAGTACCATTATTTTCTTCTAAAAATAATCTACCTTGTGTACCAAACTGTTGTCTAGCATAGTTACTCCACTTAGTATTAGCTTTTCTAAAACCAATTAAATCTTTAATGTTTAAATATTGATCTATTAAACCCTGAGTTCTAAAAAAGGATTTAGTTGAAGCTTCGGATGTTTTAAAGTTACATGAGGTAGCCATACTTTATCTATTACAAAATGGTGTTTCAGATTCATTATCTATATCAGACCAATCTACAATTGGCATGTTTCTTTGATCATTTAATATTGCTGCAATATCTGCATCAACTGTAGAAGTAGATTCAATTATACTTGTTTCTTTAATTGTACTCATATCTTCAATTCCATATACATTTAATGTAGAATTATTTCTAAAATTCTTAATAGGTCTAATATCTTTAAATTGAACTTCTTTATTATTTGTGTCATAAATATGTGGAAATTCTTCAAATACTAACTTACCTGATTCAAGTTTTTTAGGAGCAGTCCAACTTTTCCAGTATGGAAATCCATCAATCTTTCTTTTAGGTACAATATTGTCATCATTATAATTATTTTTAAAGAACTGGTCAAAGTAATCATTATAACTATTGTTACCTTCATTAGCTATTAAATTTACTACTAAATCATGGTAAGCTTTTGATGGTGCTAAATTAATGAAATTAATCGGAGAATTCTGTAAACCTGATTGTAATATTATGAATTTAAGTAAATCTTCTCCAAATTCTTTTTCTTTAGGACTTCCATCTAAAAGTTCTTCCCAAGCTTCAACTAATTGATTATGTTCTATAACATCTAATTTAGAAGTAAAGGTTTTAATATTGCTAATTTTTCCTTCTTTTAAAGAGAATATAGGAACTAAAGTATCCAATAACATATTTCTAGGATACTTTTCTTTCATATCAACAAGTCTATTAGCCAAAGAATTCTTTCCTTTGAATAATCTACTAATCTCTTTATTAATTGCTTTATCTCCAAGTTTCTTTTCACTTACCAAGTAAACAATAAAATCTTGTTTAAATTTATCCAATACTTTAAGTACCTTATCTTTAGGTATATTAACATGATCCTGGAAGTAAATATTCATTAATTTCTGGAAAGATTTCTTAAATCCTTTATTACCTAATATAGTTTTAGATAAAGGTTCAAACATCTTTTCAAACTCTTTAACAGTAGTATAATAAGGATTAATGAATGATTTCTCTCCACTAAGTAATTTATCATAGTTACCTATTACCTCATCATTTAATACTTTTTCACTTGCTTGTAATTTGTACTTCATTTCTGAAATATTCTTACCAGCAGCATTAGTATCATAATTAGTACCTTTGATAGCATCTCCAATAAATTTGGAAGTATCTTGGTATCTTAAAAAGTCAGCAAGTATTTGACCTTGATTACTTCCCTTACCATTTACAATAGATTCTTCTAATTCAGTATCAGTAAACTCTTTAGTATTAGAATAGAAAGTATTTATATCTTGTTTTATACCAAAATCAGCTAATGTTGTATCAATAAGTTGATTTTTAAACTTTTTAAATCCATTAGCTTCGGCAGCCATTGATTCATATTTTTCTTGGTTATAAATATAAGCACTAATGATAGGTTGATTCATAAACAGAGAAATAGTTCTTCTTGGAACTCCAGCCATAGTAAGATATAATACAGTGTTAAGAGTTTGACTATTAGCATTCAAGTCTAACATAAATGGATCTTTTGCAGCATCTACAGCAGCATTTATCCACTGAGATAAACCTTCAGCTATATCTTCATTAGATTTAGAAGTTAATCCACCAAGTAAAATACCATTTTCATCTTCATTATGTGGAAGATTAAGTTTAGTATCTCTTTGAATATATTTCTTATTTTCAAATACTGTATATTCTTTATTTATATAAATATTATGTAATTGAGATAATATATGAAAAGTAGAATGAATAGCTGTAATACCAATAGCAGTTTTTCCTTCTAAGAATCTTTTAGAAGCATTAAGTAAATATCTGGTTTCTACTATTCTATTGTAAGGAGTATTTTGTTCAATTTCTTTTTGTCCTTCAATAAAATTTTCTAAAGTTCCTTTTTTACCGCTTTCTAACCATTGAATATAATAAGCTTCATTCTTTAAATCTTTTGAAGTATTAGGAGTAAGTAACTGTTTAGCATTATCTGGATGTAATATAAATGTATGCATTATATTCAACATCTCATTTTCAATAATACTTTTATTGAATTCATTTTCACTAGCAGGTTTATCTCTTACTGTATCTAAATATTCTTTATAACTAATCTTATCATCAATATAAATAGATTTGCCTTCTTTATTCATAAAGAAATTAGGAATGTAAACATTCAATTTATCTATGTCAAAGTCAGAACCTACTTTAGTTACTAATTCTGTAGGTACAATAATACAATCTCCAGCTTCTTTTGGTAAGAATCCTTTAACAACAATAGATTCTATTGAGTTTAATCCCTGTGTAGGAATACGAAATCCTATCATAGACAATAACCTTGGATCTACTTCACCAGTTGATACTTTACCTTTAAATATGTTAGGAAGATATACTTCCATTGATTTAACTGAAACTAACTTACCTTTTTCAAATTTAGGTTCATAGAATTTTAAATCACTTGAAGTAAGAAATTCTCTTCCATCAATAGTTTTACTCTTTCTTATACCCTTTTCAAACATTGTAGAAGCTACTTGAACTTTACTTCCACCAAATCTTTTTTGAGAAATAGTCATTTTATCTGCCATAGCAAATAAAATATTTTCTACTTTCTCTCTATTAGGTAATACATCAATTCCATTTACTTTTATGTAATCTAATCCATCAATAAAGTTTGAAGGTAAATCTCTTGCTATAGCTTCATCTTTAAGTCTATTAATAAGTTCAGTTGCATTACTTACAGTATAGTTACCTTCTTTATTCTTACTCAATTCAAGTTTATCAATTAAATCTACTAATCCTAATTTAATTCTCTTCTCATTAAGTTCTAAATATTTACTAACAGATTCTTTAAATTGAGATTTTACCTCTCCATTTTCAGATAAACCATTAATAATCTGTTTAGCCATCTGAGTACCAGATACAACTTGAGATTTAACTTTATTTCCCATATCAACCTGAATACCCCAATACTTATAATAAGTATTTTGAGTAACCATCTTATTATCTTTATTATAAGAAAACTTACCTTCTGTATATAAAGGTTGTACTATACCATTATTAAGTTTAGTTCCAAGTTTACTAGCAGAACCAAATACTATCATTCCAGTATTCTGTAATTCCATTTGGTTATTAAGAACTTCTAAAGAAGTACCTTTTATAATTGAAGGAGTTAAAGGAAATACAGATAATTTATAAAATCCAAGTACAAATCCTTCCTCTGCAAGTGGTCCAAAGTGTTGAGGTTTTAAAGGATTAAATACTACATCTTTAACTCTATTCTTATCAATAGGAAAAGTTTCACCTGATTGAGGATCAGTATAAGTAATTTTACCTTTATTTGCCTGATAAGCTTCTTCTAAACTTCCTTTACCAAAAGTCCAATCTCCTGCTCTAAATAGCATTCTTCTATATTCATCAAAATGAATATACCCTTGTCCATCACCTTCATTTATATTAGAATAAGTTTCAGCTTTATTACCAATTATTTTTTTATAATCTTCAAGTAAATTAGACTGCACTATCACATCATCTACTACAGCAGTTCTAATAATAGGTTCACCATTAATATATTGTTGATTAATAGTAGATTCAGTATCTAAATAATCTGTAATCCAATTATTTAAATCTTCATCAGTTACAGATATTTTCTTTGTAGATACTGCTCCTGAATGTCTCTTGAATTCATCCTCAACAGATTTATATAAGGAAGGATTACCAAATAGAATTTTAACTTGTTCTATGTTACCAGTTAAACTATTTATTACATATTGGGTAAGTAAATTATCTAAATGGGTGTTAGTAATAGTTTTATCCTTTACATTAATACCATTATTTGTATAATTTCCTTCTTTATTAGAAGCTATTATTTTATTTTCAATTAATAAATTCTTTATATCTTCTTTTTGAGAATCAATATATTCACTAATTGCTTGATCTATAGAAGTAATATAATTAGGATCATTTATTATTTTATCAATAGTCTTATTACCCTTTGCTTCATTTAATAGTTCATTGTATAGAACATTATCAGTTACTTTTAATATATCAAGAAGAATACCTTTATTAGCATTCTTTTCGAGATTTCCCCATTGTGAACCATTATAAGCAATATCTTTTACTTGTTGAAGTTCATCTGAAAGATAATCTCTAAAAGTATCAAGATGTACTTCATCAATGTTAATATCATTAATATTAAAGAATGTACCAAATTCTAAAGTTCTTTCAATAGAATTATCAGCAGGTCTTAATATATTATACTTTCCTTCTAATACAAGATTAAACATATTTTGAAGTTTATCAGGTATTTTAAGGTCAGAGAATGATTTAGATACTTCAGATTCAGTTTCTTTACTTCCTTCTAATATATTATAATCAATAGTTTTGTCATTTCTACTTCCATCTCTATCAAATAAAGAATCAATTACTTTACTATTTATATATTGTAAATGAGGAAGTCTTCTATATAAATCATTTTTATTCTTAACATTCTTATTATTAAGTTCATTGATAGTATTAGTAATGTAACTATTTAATGTAGCTCCATAAACTAACTCTCCATCAATGTTATATAGACTATTTTCAATATTATTAATAGCAGTAGAAGTTTCAAGATTTATAAAATATTTCATATCTTCTGAAACATCTACATCTTCTTCATTATTAAAAATAATAGGTTGATTACCTTTTATAATTTGTTGTTTAAGGGCTTGAGCTTTATGCATTAAATTAGGATCTTCACTTACTTTTTGTATATTAGTATATTGTACTCCAAGTAAATACAAAAACTTCAAAGCCTGTTCCTTAGTTTTAATTTCAGAAATAGTTTTAAATTGATTTACATTATACTGTAAATCACCTGTTTTATCTATATTATAATAAGCAGATCCTTTTAATTTATTTAAATTGTTAGTCCATCTCTGTTTAATTCTTTTTTCAAAGGAATTCTGGTTAGAGTTAAAATAAGTTATATCCCCATTCTCTCCAATTTTCTGAATAACAAAATTATTATTATTCTTAGCAAAAGTTTGTACAAATTGTGTCCTTTGATTGATTTCATCACTTGTTAAAGAATCGTAAGATTTATCAATTCCAAGTCTTTTAAGTAATACTTTAATAGATGGAACATCTTCTGATAAATCTTGTAATACAAGTTTCATATCATCCCAAGAAGTAAGATTAGAAAGTTTATTAATAAGTAAATTAAAGGTTGTACCAAAGTCTACATTAGTAGGAACTCCTGCATCATTTATTCTCCAATTTCCTTTCTTGTCTACATTTGGTAAAGTACCTATAAGAAGCTTAATATTCTTATTACTATTTAATTTAGAACCAAATTTTAAACTTTCTGTAGGAATTAAACTTGTACTATCTTTAGTTTTATTCTCTTCAGAGATATTATCTATTATATCTTTTTCTTCACTCTCTAACTCAAGTTTATATCTTTTTAAATATTCTCTATGAGAATTTCTAAGTTGATCCCAATTTTTAGTAATTGAGAAATATAAATTTTTAGCCTGTTTCTCTAATAATAACTTATCTTCATTATTAGCAGCATTCTTATATTCTTCTAAGGTATCATTATAATCTTCCTGTAAGTCTTCTTTAACTTGAGTATAAAGACTTTCTACTAATTTGCTATTATCTGATTTATCAAATAATGAAGCAATACTTTCTTTATTCTTAAATAATTCATTAAAGAAGTGAAAGTTTAATCCATCAAGAATATTCTTTGTTTCAAGTATAGTGAGATTACCTACTTTTTCTCTGGCTAATTCTTTTTCATTAGTTCTTACAAACTCTTTATCAGTGTAATAATTGTTTTTGAGTTTATTAAATACACCTTGGATAGTTTCAGGATTGCCATATATAAGTTCTTTAATAAAATCTATTAATTTCTGAAAGAAGTTTTTAGTAGGTTCAGTTAAATTTAAAGTTTTAACTTCTCTTCCAAGCATATAATCTCTAAAGTCTTCTGCAATATACTCCTCAATCTTATCAGAAGAAGATGTATTGTCATTATGTTTAGCCCTGTATTCTTTAATAAGATTATTGTACTCTTTATTACTTAAGAATAGATTGGCTACAGCATGGAAAGCTTCGTGATATTCAGTTCCAATCTCAGCATTTTCATAAACATGAATTGCAGAATTTTTAAATAATCCCCAATTCTTACCATGTATAAGTTTATAAGAAACTTCAAAAGAAACCTTTCCTCCAAAAGCTTCATTAATAAACTTTCTAGCTTCATTAATATTTATAACCTTTTCAGACACAGACTTTGCAGATCTGTAAGCAGTTCTATTTCTACCTTTTTTAGAAGATTCTTTTTCAAATTGTTCTAATTGTGCTTGAATATCATATTCAAAATCTTCAAGAATCTCTTCTTTACTTATTATAAATCCTTCAACTTCTTCTTTAGGAGTTTCTTTACTTTCTTCTTTATCAAGTTTAACTCCTTGTTTCATTTCACCATAATCTATAATAACATATTGATTAGAGAACTGTGGAACTTCTTCACCATTTTCTACTGTACCTTTAGATATCACAGAAGTAGTTAATACTCCATCATCAATTAAAGATTTCTCATATCCTCTAGCACCAATTACACTTCTATCTAAAGTTGCAATGTAAGTATCAGAAGTAGTATCATAAGTTATATCTGCAACTTTATCAAATCCCCTATTATCATTTAATAATATAGAATCTATTTGTACATATCTATCTTTTAAGAAGTTAGTTAATTCTTCTTCAAGTAATTGATTAGGTACATATTTTCCATTCTCATCTTTTACAAAGAGTTGTAAGATATTATTACCAATTCTTATTTCACCACCAGGAACTTCAGAAGGAATAAAATGAAACTTAGTGTTATCATTTTTATTAATTAGATAGTCTTCATTTGCATAAATAACTTCAATAGCTTCTTTACCTTTGGCAGATTCTAAAGCTTTTCTTCCCTCTTTATTTAAATTATCTCCTGTCCAGAATACATGATTATATATTACATCAAATACTGAAAGTAATTTAGTAGGATCATCAGTTCTTGATATAGGAACTAATTTACCAGATTTATTTTTAGTCATTACAATTCCAGCACCTTTAGCTTCTAAAAAGTCTCCAGATTGTTTATGATTCTTTAAGAATGATTTAAAGAGGTTAATTACATTACTTATCTCTTTATCATTTAATTTTCTTGGTTGAAGTATATAAGTATTTCCAGTTTCATTATCCTTTGCATAAGTAAAACCATTTTTAGTTTTAACAGCTTCATCAGAATCAGGAAATGTAATAGTTCCTACAGTAGAAACTTTTAAAGTCCAATTTTTACTATCTTCTTTAGTTACAACTTTAGAAGCTGATACATCTTTACCAAATTGTTCAGTATTAGTTCTAGGTATTCCTATACCTTTACCAATCACTTCAAAAGTAACATCTTCTTTATTTTGTAATTTAGAAATTATAATTCTTCTTGTTTCTAAGTGTTCTTTAGCAGCTTCTTCTACTTTATCTTTATCTTCTTCATAAGTAAGATAAGTACTTTCAGAAGTTAATAAGGTTGTATGAATACCTTTATCTTTAGTTGTAGTATTACCATTTTCATCTACATACTTTCCATACTTATCTACAAAGTAAGCTTCAATAATCTGATTATCTATATCAGTATTATAAGTATTTAACTTATCTCCAAGTTCTAATTTAACAAAGAATTTACCATTAGATAATTTATTCTTATTAGTAAATCTAAAATAGGCTTTCTGTGTAGGATCATCAGTTAAACTTTCATCTTTTTTTCTATGACTACCTGCTAATCCTCTAAATAAATTCTGCAAACTTCTCTTAGAACTTGTAGGGTATTGATCCTTTGGATTCTTAGAACCTTCAGCAGTATCTCCAGTAAGAATAGCACTTGGATTAACTGTTGTTTCATCAGTCATCTTAGAAGGATCTTTTGTATTACTTTTATTTATTATAGGAGTAGCAGCCTTACTTAAAGCTTGTTTTCTTAACATGTCAACAAGTTCAGCTTTTTCTTCTTCTATATAAGAGAGTTTATCATACAATTCATCATTAGCTTTTTCAAATAATTCTATTTGATTATAAGCTTGAGTTATTTTAGCTCCAGTTACAACAAATTCTTTTTTACCCTCATTAATATCTTTAAGAAGTTTATTTACTTTAGCAAGTGCATAAGCCATTTGTTTGCCAAACTTTCTATCTGCTTCTGGTAAACCTTTAACTCTATCCTCTACTTCTCTGGCATATTCTTTAAGTATATCTTCTTTAGTATTTTCATTATATACTTTCTCCATACCAAAGAAACTTAAAAGTCTATTTAATAACTTTTTAGCTTCATTAATAAAACTTTTCCAAGAGGTTATAACTCCTTCATTATATTTAATCTCATCTTCAATGTCTTTAATAATTTTATCAAAGTTTTCAGGTCTTGAAGTAATATCAGATTCAGTAGCAAGTCTTTTATATAAAAAATTTACATTATTCTGAAGTTTAGATTGTTCATCCAACATTTTACTTACTACAGATTCAGATTCTTCTATTTCTTTTTGTAAAGAATTAATAGAACTTAATATTCTTAACTTAGAATTAGTAGTAGTTCTTCCATCAGGTTTAGCTAACTTTTGTTCAAGTTCATTAAGAGAATCTTTTAATGGTTGTAATTTATTCTTTCTTTCTTGTAAGTCATTAGTCTTACTAGCAAGTAATTTTTCTTTTCTTATAATAAGTTCTTCTAAATTAGAAACTCTATTAGATTTTACTCTTCTTACTTTTAAATTACTGATATTAAGTTCATATCCAGTAAGTTGTTTATATATTTTACCTGCTTCAACTAAGATTAAATCTTCATTAGCTAAGTTTAAAGGTTTAATTTTAGTATTGATAAAGTCTACCAATTCATTTGAATTCTTAAAAGATTTAAGTTTATTAATAAGTCTTCTTGATTCAGGAGTTGATAATTCTCTTCCTTCTAAAGAAATATCTTCTGGATGTACATCATAGGTACTTTGAAATAATTCACTAGAAGGATCTATAACTTCATACTTTCCAACAGGTCTTCCATTGGGTTGAAATTCTTTGTAAAGTCTAAATTCTTTACCAACTTTATAAATTTTACCTTCTTCTAATCCAGTTTCTTTATTTACAATTCTTTGACCTCTTCCAGTAAATTTAGTAGCATTAATTTGTAAAGAAGATTTTTTTAAGTCTTCTTCTTTTCTCTTACTTTCATTAATAAGTTTATCTTCTAATTCTTCTATACCTTGAGAAGTTAATAATTTCTCATATTTTTCAAGATAATTTTTTCTATCCTTGAATAAACTGATAGCATCATTGATAAGTTTTTCTGGATTATCAATGTTAGCATTTATAAAATTAAGTTTATTTTTTTCTACTAAATCACGTAAATTACTTTTAGCTTTATTTCTAGTCTCTTCATCTTCACTATTAATAAAGTCATTAATATTACTATCTAATTCAGGTACTTTAGCTTTACCAAGAGTTTGTTGTATCTCAGTCAATCTTTTAGTTCTATTTTGAATATTACTAACATAATCAAAAGCATATTCCTTAATTCCCTCAGATTGCCCAATAAACCTATCATCTACTAATTTTTTAACTTCTTTAATACTCTTAGCTTCTTCTTTAAGTTTATCTGCATATTCATTAATAGTTTTATTTGTTTCAGAAGTAATATCAAATCCAAATAAATCTTTAAACTCTTCTTGTGGTAAATTTTTTAAATCTTCTAATTCATCTTCTACTAAATCATATTTACCTACATCTATTCTTGATTGTACATAAGATTTAAATAAATCATTCTTTAAGTTCTTATATTGATATACATCATTATTAAGAACTGCTTGATCCATATCTTTAATAATAGACTGACTTCTTACAGCATTATCAAATATTACTTTAGAGTTACTGTTGTTAAAGTTATCTACAACTGCCTGAGTAGCTGCAACTCTTTGTTTACTCTTCTGTAAATCTTCCCTTATTCCACCAGTTACAATAGATGAACCTATACCAGTTAATGCTCCAAGTAACATAGATTCTAAACCTTCTTTAGTACCAAAGGTTTCTTCCAATCCTTTCATTACTGAAGTTATAGCGTCAGTTGTTTTACCTATAGCATCATTATCATATTTTCTACTATAATAATCTTTAGTAGCAGCTTGAGTAAAAGTTTGTGAACCTTCTTCAGCAGCTTCAGTAACTAATCCTTTAAATGGTTTAAGTCTATCACGTAATCCTATTCTATCTAAACTAACTAATCTATCACCTTCCTGAGTTAATTTACCTATGATTCTTTTCTCATCTTTCATTCCACGAAGAAACTTTCCAAACTGAATTAAGTCAGATCCACTAAGTATAGCAAGATTAGTACCAAAGGTAACATTACCTGCTGCACTTGCTGCATCTTCCATATCCTCTAACTCATATTGAGAAGGTTCTACTCCATTATGTGAATCTTTATAATTATTTATAAGTTGTTGCATAGTAGCTTGTTTAGCTCCTAATGCTTCCATACTACCTTCAGTACCAGCAGCCCATAGAGTTGCCCCATACTTACTTGCAGCATTGGTAAATTTAATACCTCCTCCAATTTCAGATATAGCATTACTAAAAGCCTTTTCAGCTTTTACTCCTTCATTCATGTATTTAGAAGTAAGTTGTTCTATTTTAGCAAGTTCTTCTGCATACTTTCCTCCCATAGCAATCTTACTCAAACCTTGAATAGACTTTGCTATAATACTACCAGAACCAATAGCACCAACCGTAAATCCTACATTCTTAACTAATTTATCAAATAAGAAATTTGTAGTAAATAAATTATCCCAACTAAAAGCATCTGAAGTTTTCTCTTTCTCAGTATAATAATTTGGAGCAATTTCTTCCATCCATTTATTAAACTTATCAAAGGTATTACTGATTTCATTATCATATACAGCACTAAGATCTCCTTCAACAGCACTTTTAACAATACCATAAGGAAGACTTGTAAAAGCTGAAGCAAATGTAGTAGCAGCAAGTCCAGTACCTTTTATAATACCACTTGCAGCTTGAGAATACCAAGGTTGTTGTTCCCCTCTATAGTTTTCTATATTCTCTAAGTCAGCTTCTTGTATTCCTACATCATATCTACTATCACTTGGAAAATATTGTCCTACTCCTTCAACAGGCTGTAATTGCTGATAAAATTCACTAAGTCTTTGTAAATTATCTTTAACTACTTCACTTTTTTTTATAGGTTCAATACCACTGGCAGGATCAAAAGTAATTTCTGGCATCTTATTTATTTTTCTTTAAAAATACATTAAAACCTTTATAAATATTATCCATCATTGTATAACTAAATTCTTGTGGAGTATACTCTTTAAATATTTCAGGTTTACCATTTCTTGTCCATAAATCTTTTCCTTCTGGATCAGCAGACATATATTGTTTAATAGTATTATTTTGAGTCTTGACATATATTGGATAACCTTTTTCATTATTAGGAAGTATCTCATACGTAGCATCAACAACAGGTTCAAAAGCTTTATTATTCCATTTTGTAGTATTATCTAAAACTTTTTGAGCTAATGTTAATGAATGTTCTACATCTTCTCCCAAGTTATTTTTATTAATAGCAAACTTTTCACCCCTTTTATTTGTACCTATTATTTGACCATTGTATAAATCTACACTACTATCTACTATCTCTCCAATATTATCTCCTTTATATTTACCCCAAAACTTAGTAGTAGGATTATAATTCTCATCAAGTTTTTTTACTTCTAACTCACTACCTCTTAATACTGTTCTTGCAATACCTTTTACAAAGTAATCCTGAGACTCTTCATCAGGATGATAAAGAACCATATGTTTTACTTTAGCATTCTCTCTCTCTAAGTTTTGAACAGTGTTAATAAAATCCTCATCATTCTTACTTTTATTATATATTAAAGAATGATCTGATTTTAATTTATCAAATATAGCAGAAGGAGTACTTTCTTTATTAGCATTCATTTCAAATTGCATAGAAGAAGTTAATCCTGCTTCTTGTTCAGGAGTTAAATTCCCTTCTTCCATAAGAGTTGAATACTGTTGTATTTTACTTTGATTATTAAGCGTTTTAGTTACAGGATTAATATTTACTTTTAATTTAGCAAATTTATTATCTACATCTTGTACACTCTGTTTTGGATCTATTTTATAAACACCAGAATAAGGAACTTGTGAAGTAGTCCCAGTTCTTCCATGTTTTAAACCTTCTACATAATCCTGATCTACTAATTCCTGAGTATCATATTTATACCCAAGATTATTTTTAAGTACATCATAATTAAAAGACTGTATCCATTTAAGTTTATCTTCTGTAGAACTAATACCTTGTTTCTCTAAATAATTATTTAAAGTTGGAGTAGAATTTAATTGTTGAACTGCCATTTTATATCCTTCATTCTCTTTACCCACTCCAAATCTTCTTTCTACTTCTTGAGGAGTTAAACCAGTTAAAGTAGTTTTAGTTAAATAACCTGGAAGTTTTGGATTCTTAGATACTCCTAATTCTCTTCTTATCTGACTAAGTTCTTTAGCTCTAAGTAAAGGATCTTTTTCAAGTTCACTTCTTCTTAAAGTAATAGGTTCTAATTCATTTGCAGAAACATATCTTCCTGTTTCAGAATTAAATAACTTCTGTTGAGTAGGATCATTAGCTACTAATAAGTCTGCTCCAAATCTATCTTTTAATTCATTTAACCTTTTAACATTTTCAATTTGTTTCTTAGCTAATCCCCAATAAGGATCATTCTTAGCTTTACCTATTAATTGAATATAATCATTCATTCCAGCAGACATATCTCCATTATACCTCTGGTCTATTTCATCAATTTTAGACTTAATTTTACCCATAACCATTTCTTTAGTTTCAGGATCATAGGTATCAGTTTCATCTAATTCTCTATTCATAGCAGCAAGAGATTGATTAGTAGTATCATATCTCTGTTGACTTCTTTGTGCAGAAGCTCCAAGTAAAGGAACCAACTGAACAGGAAGTTCAGTCTGTTGATATTTAAAAGGTTGATATTGTATTGGTAGAGCCATCTTTTTATATTTTAAGCATAAAGAGAATATTTATTTACTTTCTTAATAGGAGCATCAACAGTAGAAAGATTTGAAGTATTTATTACTTTATCATTCCTTACATTTGTTGGACTATTATTACTTTTATATACTCTTTTCCATTGTTTAGTTTTAGGATCTTTTACAATCTCATAATTATCTGTACCAGATGCAGCCATATAAGCATCAAGATTCTTTTGTCTTTGCTTATCTCCAGAATAACCAGTTAAGAGAGTTCCCCAGTCACTCATCATTTGTAATCCTAAGTTATCTTTCTCTCTTTGTGAATCTAAGTTTCTTTGTTGTATATCAACATTAGTTCTTGCTATATCTTTATTGACTCCAGCAACTTGTAATTTTCTCCCAACATTACCAGCTTCAATATCTTTATTTATTCTATCTACTTCAAGTTTTCTAAGTATATCTTTATTTGCTTGATCTTGAGTAAGACCCGCTTTACCCGAAGCTTTACTTGCAGCAATAGTATTCATTCTTGTAAGATATGCAGCAGGGGAATCTACTGATTCAGCAGCAGCATGTTCATACCCTTTATATCCAGTATCAAAAGCTTTTAGAGATTCATCTATATTAGTTTGAGTAAAATCTATTCCTTGAATATTTGGAGCATACTTAGATTCATCTAAATAAGATAAAGGTGATAAAGTTTGAGGATCAATATTACCTGCAACAATTTGTTTTCCTATTAATCCTGCTCCTTGCAAAGCTGCATTACCTTCAGGACTTGATAAGAAATCTCCAAATCCATATTTTACTGTACCTCCATCTGCATGATGCCACTTAGCAGCATTTTGCGCAAAAATTGCTCTCTTTCTTGTAATAGGATTAGAACTATGAGTTAGTTCTTCAGTAGTCTTACCAGTCCTTGCTTTAGTTGCATTAAATTTTCCCCTATTTTCAGGTTTAATATAAATAGTTCCACCCTTCTTATATTCATTTAATGCAGTCTTAGCTTCATCAGCTTGTCTGACTAATTCATGCTCTTCCATAAGTTTAGTTAATTCTCTTTCTTTAGCATCATTAGAAATATTATCCCAAGGTCTTAGAGAATATTTATTATTTATATTTTTACTTCTTTTTGCAAAAGTAGTTTTACCATCAATAGTTTTTAATCTATCTGAAAAGATATAATCTTCAGTAGGAGTATTTTCTAATCCTCTAGTTTCTCCACCTTCTACTTCAGTATTACTGTTTAAAGTAACTCCACCATTCTCATGTGTTGGACCATTATACTCAGTTAAGTTTCCACCATAAGCTTTTCTTTGATAGTCTAAAGAAGAAATATAAGGATTTTCCTGAGAAGGATCATATTGTATATTATAATTAAAGGTACTTGGAACTAATTCTTTATTACTTTCATCTGGAGTAACCTCATATTTATAACTAACTGGATTAAAAGCTACAGCATGTCTAGCTCCTACTTTCCATGTTTCAGGTTTAGTTACATCTTCTCCTTCTCCTAATAAATTATATTCACTTCCATATTTTCCTCTAAGTTGTGTATAATCATTCCAATTCTCTCCTAATAATTTTTGCTGTTCTTCTGGAGATAAATAAAAATTAGGATTTTCTTTAGCATATTTATCTGCTCCAGTAGTTCTTGTTTTAGTGCTTAAAGGTTTATCTGGATTATAACCATAGGTACTATTTAATTTATCATATACATCGGGATTTTTATCTCTAAGAGGTTTATTAAATTTTTGAGTATAATAATATAATCTAGCTTTATCTTTTAAGATAGGTTCTTTCTCTTTTAAAGCTGATTGATAATAAGAATAATTAGGATCTTTAGTAGGATCTGTATTTACTTCTCCTCCTTTAGGATATTTCATTTTTCCCCCATGACAAAATATCTTATTCATATTTTGAATAGGTTCTTGAGATTGTTGAAATAATTCAGGTTGTCTTTGTAATACTGTAGTAGGCATATTTACAGGAGTAGTATTTGCAGGTTTTTCTGGGGGATCAAGTAAAGATCCTATTCCACTTACTATATTTAATCCTGTGCCTATAGCTCCCATAATAGGATTTATTGCCCCTAATATTCCACCACCATCATCAAATACATTTATACCTGCATTACCTGTACCTCTACCTAAATAATTATTGGGGCTATATATAGGAGTATTATATCTTTTTTTCTTGGTTGTCATATCTATAATTATTATATAGTTATATTAAATTTTATTATATAAGTAACTGAATAACTATAAATTAATTCCTACAAATATATAACAGATTATTGATATAAACAATTAGCTTTTCATAAAAAAGGTAGATACATCATGTAGTATTAATCTTTTGTTATCATTATTTTTAAAAATGAATTCAAGGAAAGCATATTGACTTCTCATCCTTGCATCACTTTTATCTCCATCTTTCATTTGGAGACTTCTCGGTACTTTAAATCTCCAAGTTCTAAATCTTCTTCTAACTTCTATATCAGTAGAAGGAATTACATTTGTAGAGTTTGGAGTAGACATTACTCTAAGTTTCTTAAATCCAGTAGTTTGATAATCATTTAACATTCTGAATACATCAATAATTTCAGGATTATTTAAGAGATCAAAGTATTCTAAACCATCTTTTTCTATAGTAGAATTAAACTCTACATAAGAATATATTTTAGTATTGTCTGGATATTTATTAGATATAAACTTTAATATTACATTAGCAGGTACAGTATTGTTATAGTACATTCCATAAGTTCCTGTATTGTGTTTATAAGAAGTTCCTCTCTGTGCAGTACTATTTACAGATAATAAAGTATTTCCTACATTACAATACATTGAAGGAAATATATCAATAAACTGTTCGAAAGATTTCTGTAATAAATTAAAGGATAAAGTATCTGCATAATTTTCATCAGAATCTAAACTTCCCTCAGCAATAAAACTCATTAATATTCTATTATTTCTAATATCATATATTCCATGAATTCCTGTAGGATAGTTTGCAACAAGTTTATCAGTCTTTAATTGAGTATAGTAATCTTCTATCTTAGAATTGAAATAACTATTCATTCCACCTATTACATTCAATGGAAGAGGATCTCCACCTGTATATACATTCCATCTTTTTAATCTTATATCAAAGAAATGCAATTGATCTTCAGTGGTGATAATAGAAGGTTGATTAGAACATCCAGTTATTCTTGACACATATCCATATCTTCCTACTATATTACCATCTCCAAGAATCATTTTATTTCCAGATTCATCAGGAACAGTTACTCTTTCATCAATTGGTACTACACCAAATCCACTATCCTGAAAGAAAAATAAATTATCTTTAAATACTTTTAAAGCATTTACATTTCCATAAACAGAATCAACATTATTATAACTATCTACTCTAAAATTTAACCATTGGTCCTCAATACTTCCAACAATTCTTCTATCAGAAGCTTGTATCTTATTTCCAAATTCAATTATATTTTTAAAGTTAAATGGTTTTGGAAAGTTTTTAATTATACTATTTTCTCTACTATATACAGAATTGTATAAATATAAGTCTGTTACATCAGAAGGATAAGATTCAGGATAATTTTTTAATCCATCATCTTTTTTATCTCTTAAGAACCATACTGAACTTCCTTTATATTTTCCTACTTTATAAACATTATTATTAAAAGTATCTACATCACTAAATAATATATCTGTATAAGCAGAAGTAAATTCTATTCCAGATATATTTTTATCTACAGTAAAATCTCCTTTAGAGGTTTCAATTACTTTATATAAATATCTTCCAATCTTTACAATAGATCCTACTTCTACGGGAACTTCTATTTCTCCTTCTTGATCAATTATCCCAATTTTTTTCCTATAAGTAATTACAGGTTGATTTGGTACTATTCTTAAAGCATTTACTAAACTACTACTAATAGCAAAAGGATCAACTTTAGCAGTTATAGTATCTAATCTTTTTAACCATTTTAATAATTCATCAGTTCTTAACTCAAGATTAATTTTAGTTTCAACTGGAAAAGCTATCCACTGTTGTAATCTAATTTCATTTCCTACAACTAAAGTATTATTGTAAATAGGAAGTCTTGAGTCTACAATTCCCCTTAAATAATTGAAAAATTGAATATAAGTATCTCCATTATATACTTCTGTAACTAATGTATTTATATCAATTATATCAGTGCAAGCAATGTACTCTCTTTGTAATCTTGCCTGGTAAGTATTTCCTTTATAAGGATAAACAGGTCTTTTATAATTTGCTAAATAATATTTTGATAAAGTTCCATAGGGAACATTTGAATTTAGTTTAAAAATTCCAGTTGTATTTTTAAATCCCCTTGTTGTAGCTCTTGTAAAAGCTATTCCAGGTTTAACTAGATAATTTACATATTTAGAAACTCCTACTGGAGTTGGTACTGAAATAACATCCTGTCCATCTAAAGTAAGTCCATCTAATACAGAAATTGTATTCTGCTTAGGAGTTATTCCTCCTATAGTAGTATATGAACTTACATTAGTAATTTTATAATACTGGTCATTTTGTATTACATCATTCTTAACATTATTTATGTAGTTGATGGTATCATATGTAGCAGGAAAAGATAAGAAGTCTCCTGTTTGAAAAGTATAATTATCTTTATAGAAAGATATTTCAGGAGAATCTATATTTATTAAATCTCCAAATCCTTCAGTAATATATTTTAAATCTGCTTCAGGATAATAAGATATATTACTAAATAAAGCTAAATTCTCAGGATTAACTATATCTCCAGTAACACTAAAAGTTTTTCCTACTAATCCTTGAAATAATATAGTTCTATCTGCTTGAGTTCTTTCACATCTTGTTATTTTATAACCTTTTACTCCAGTAGGAACATTTTTTAATGTGAATACTATTCCAAGAACTTTAGCATAATTTCTACCCCCTGGAATATTAAAAGCAGTTATATAAGAAGATCCATCATATATTCTTGGAAATCTAACATCACACATCCAATTATCAAATGATTCATTTCCATATTCATCTATCCAGGTTATTGCAAAAGCATAAATTTCATCCCTTTGATAGCCTCTAAAGTTTGCATCTATATAAGGAGAAGCATAAGATGTATATGATCCATTAACTGTATCTACAGGAGATTGTAATTTTCTTATAGTTGCTAAAGTACTACCTTCATTTCCTTCGTCAATACATATATTCTTTGTTATAAAATGAAACTTTATATTTTCTCCTTCTCCTCCTAAAGTAGTTCCATCTGTCTGATACATAAACTCTTTTGTAGTAAAAGAATCCCATCCTTGTACTATATGATTAAAAGTATTTATACAATTATGATCATAAGGTATAATAGTATAATTTGGATTAGTACCATCTATAGAAGTAAATACATTAAAAGCATCTGAAGTATATAAATCAGCATATCTTGAAGAATTAAATCTATAAACTCTGGTGTCAAAGTTATCTACTTCAAATCTATTTTGTGTTTTAATATTAGCAGCAATAAGTCTATTATTCTTTACTTCTAAGTCAGAAGGAGAAAATAACTGATTACCTAAACTTGTAAATTCTAATAAAGTGAGAGTTCCTATAGTTGATGTTCCATTATCTATAACTTTAAATTCTGTAGTAGAAGTTTGTCCATCATAAATAATATTTATATTTGGAGTACTTGCATTGGTTTTATAAAATAAAGATACTATTCTCATATTTCCAAATAACATTGTATCCACAGCAGGTACACTTATTTCTACAGCTTTTCCTGTAAAAGTATCTTCAGCAGATCCAACATAATTAACAGAAGTACTTGCATAATCATTAGAAGCTGTTAAATGAATTAACTTACTATGTCCAATGTATTTTGTACTAGCTCCATAAATATTATACAATTGATAAGCATATTGAACTACTCCTGCTTTATACTGTCCACCAGATAAAGTCTTACTATAAACTATTGGAAGAGTACTTTGTAAAATAGCATTAGAATATAACTCTGGAGTAATCTCAAGTAATGAGGGAGGAATATCTACAATCTTAGTTCCAAATAAGAAGTTATCTGTATCATAAAAATTTAAATGCCTTAAATTATTATAACCATCAGTAAAATATATTTTATATACTCCACCATCTGTATCATTTCCATATTCAAAATTAGGAATAATCTTTCTTATTCTATGATCCACACTTGCATTTAAAGCTCCAGCATATTTTAAATGTGAACTTACACTAACAGTTATAGTAGGTTCTCCTGTAGTAATATCAAAAGGAATTAACCATACATGAAGTACTCCATCAGTACAAGTACTAATTACTATCAGGTCATTTCTATAAAATGTCCATCCTATTATTCTTGGGTTTGGTTGTGTGGAAAAAGTATTATTTACTAATCCTAAAGTTGTACTACTTGGAATAGTAGGAAGAGTAAAAGATAATTCTGTACCTTTTTCATTTTCTATAGAACCTGTAGATAATCCTTCATGAGTAAGTATATGAGCATTTCTTAATTCATAATATTTATTACTTTGGAATTTAGACTTAGAACTGTCCTGATCCATTCCACCAATCCAAGTGTTTTTGTCAAAATCTTCCATGTATTAAGCATTATAAAATATAATTAAGTTTGCTACATCTGTATCACTTATTGCTCCTGCTGTAGGAATACTAAATGTAATATCTCCTGTTAATCCAGAAGTATTATCAGCTATAAGAGTAATCTTTAATGTGTTACCATCTAAAATTAAACCTGTAGCATGAGCTATTAGATAACCAGCAGTTTTAGCTACATTAGAATATATATTAATTGTTCTGGTAGTTCCAGAAACTATAAAGTTCCAATATAATACATTATTAGTAGAGTTACTTCCATTTACTCCATACAAACTCATACTTGTAAATATACTCTGAGCATCTCCTATAATTTCTACTTTCTTGTACATATTAGGAGCTTGAGTATATGTAGCTTTTTCAGGTTGTCTGAAGGCTACAGAATGTAATTTAAGTCTTGGTAAAAGTTGAGTATGCATTCTCATCCAACTTTCCATCCTATCAATAGAAGGAATTTGCATTCTATTAGTAGCTCCACCTATTGCCCAATTATATTCTTTATTTGAAATTTCATAAATGTCTCTTGTA